CGGCTCTACAGGCTGACCACGGCAGGCAGCGTTGTGACCGCAGCCGAAGACCATCGCGCCGGGCCGCTGGGTGCCTTTGTGCCGGCCACATCGAACGCCGCACAGTCGGTGGCCAGCGCCGCCGCGCTGACGCTGCCGCAGGGCGTGCGCGTGGTCACCGTCACCGGCACCACGGGCATCACCAGCATCGTGGCCACCGGCCACAGTGGGCACGTGGTGACGCTGATATTCGCCGGCATTCTGACCGTGACCGATGGCTCGAACCTGAAACTGGCCAGCAGCTACACGACAACGGCAGATGACACGCTCACGCTGGCGTGCGATGGTGTGTCGTGGTACGAGGTCGCGCGCAGCGTGAATTGAGCGTTAGATCAATGCGGCGGCTTCCTAGCATGCCGCGTATGCCGAACAGCAAACCCGACAAAGTCGTCCTTCCCAGCGAGGACAACCACCTGCGCATCCGCTACGAAGTGCCGCTGACGTGGCTTCTTTCTGGCGCGGTGTTCCTGGCCTGTCAGGCTGCAGTCCTCTCCTTCTCTGCCCAGCGGCAGGGCGAGTTGATTGCGGCACTGACAGATTCACAGCGCCAGCTTGGCAGCGAGGTGCGCGGCCTGCGTGACGCGCAGACCCCGCGCGACCTGAAGGACCAGCAGCACGATTTCCAGCTGGCCGACCATGAGCGCCGGCTTCTCGGCATCGAGGCCAGGGCGCTGAAAAAATGAGCCTGCGCCGCATGCTCGAGGACGAGGAAGGCCGCGTCCCTCACGCCTACCCGGATTCCTTGGGCTACTGGACGATCGGCGTCGGCAGGCTCATCGACAGGCGCAAGGGCGGCGGGCTGAGCGACGACGAGATCGACTACCTGCTGGCCAACGACATCCGCGAGAAGACCCAGCAGGTGCGCGCCGCGCTGCCGTGGTTCGACAAGCTCGACGAGGTGCGCCAGGCCGTGCTGATCGGCATGGCCTTCCAGATGGGCACCAATGGCCTGCTGGGCTTCCGACAGACCTTGGCTTACGTGCGTGACCAGCGCTGGCCGCAGGCGGCCTCCTCGATGCTGTCCAGCACCTGGGCGAAGCAGACGCCAGCGCGCGCCGCGCGCATGGCGCGGCAGATGGAAACAGGGCAATGGCAATGGGCCTGAGGCCCGGGAAGGACTATCCATGCGCTACCTCATCGGCTGCCTGATTTGCAGCGCCCTGACCGGCTGCGCCGGCCCGAAGTGGCTGGAAAACCGCGTGGTCTGCACCGCTGACCGCGCCGAAGCCCATGTGCTCAGCAAGTGGGGCCCGGCGAGCATCGGCGCGCAAGTGGCCGACGCGGACGCCCGCGTCATCTGCCGGCCGACTCCGTGAGCACGCCAGTCGCCGTCGTCGTCGAGGACTGGTCCGACGGCACGGCCCGCGATGCTGGCCGCATCGACTTCGACCGCGCGCTGAGCACGCACACGTTCGGCGACGCCGCGCTGGCGCGCGACTGCACCGGCTGGACGCGCTACGGGCCCAGCGAGTCGGCCGCGCTGCCCGACACGGTGGACTGCAGCCAGACCGCCGTGCTTTCGCGGTGGGGCGGCTTCTTCTTCGGCTTCCTCATCGCGGAAAGCGATGCCAAGGCCATCCCTTGCGCGCTGCCGTCAGGCAGTGCAGTGCCCCAGCCTGCCAGCGTGCCGGCGATCTGAAGGAACACATGAACGACATACCCGTGCAAGAACGCGAAGCCCTGAGCCAGCAAGATGCCGCCAGGTGCGCCGCGCTGGAAGATCCCCACGCAGCCGCGCCGCCATCGGCTGCGCGCTCGCTGCCGCGCGAAGACCCGACCGGCACCGGCGCAGGCGCCAGCGGCGGCACGCTGGACCCGTCCACGATGACGATTGACCAGCTGCTGCAGTACGTGTTCCTGCTGGCGGTGGCCATGCTGGGCGGCGTGGTCAGCTGGGCCGCGAAGGTGCGCGCCGGCAGCCTGCACGCCTTCAACCTGAGCGCGCTGATCGGCGAACTGGCCACCAGCGCATTCGCGGGCCTGCTGACGTTCTGGCTGTGCAGCTACGTGGCCGCACCGCAAAGCCTGACGGCCGCGCTGGTGGGCATTGCAGGGCACATGGGCACCCGGGCCATCAACCAGCTGGAACAGTGGCTGCAGAACCGCATCACGCCGCCGCATCTGTGAAATGACAACCGCCATCGCCGCGTGCAGTGGGCATGCAGCCCCAGTCGTCGCCTAACCAAGGACCGCCATGCAAATCAGCTTCAACACCGAAAGCCCGAACGATGTCGCCTTCGTGCGCACACTGCTGGGTATGCCAGCGCCTGCCGCCATAGCTGCGGCTGCGGCTGCGCCTGCCTCTACCTCTGCCTCTACCCCCGCGCCCGTTGCTGTGGTGGCGCCAGCCGGCCGCCCTGTTCCTGCCTGGGCCCCTGCCGGGTCGAGCTGGGTCCCCATGCCTGGCGCGCCGATGCTGCAGGGCCCTGACGGTGCCGTCATCGCCGTGCAGTGGGTCGGCGCCACGGCGTTGCCTGGTGCGCTGAGCGTCAACCACGACGCAGCAGCGGAAGCCTTGGGCCAGCTGTCTCTGGCAGATGCGCGAGGTGCCGCATGAACTTCGACGCTGCATTCGAAAAGCTGTTGGGGCATGAAGGCGGGTACGTCAACAACCCAGCTGACCCCGGTGGCGAAACGAAATTCGGCATCTCGAAGCGCAGCTATCCGGCGGAAGACATTGCGGGCCTGACCCTGGACCGCGCGAAGGCCATCTACCTGCGCGACTACTGGGGCCCGGCGGGCTGCGACACGCTGCCCGATGCCATCCGATTCGATGTGTTCGACGCGGCGGTGAACAGCGGCGTGCGAACCGCGGTGAAGCTGCTGCAGCGCGCTGTCGGCGAAACGGAGGACGGTGTCATCGGCCCGCGCACGCTGCAGGCTGTGGGCAGCATGACCGGGCCACGCCTGGCGGCACGGTTCAACGGGGCGCGCCTGGCGTACATGACCGATGTGCCTGCGTGGGCCACCTTCGGGCGTGGCTGGGCGCGCCGCATTGCGGCAAATCTGCAAGGGGCGTAGGCATGGACTGGAAAGACATCGCCGGCACGGTCGGCAAGGCCGCGCCCATTCTTGGCACGCTGCTGGGCGGCCCAGCGGGTGCTGCCGTTGGCGCGCTGGTGGCGTCGGCCCTGGGCACGGGCAGTGACCCCAGCGAAGTGGCGCAAGTGCTGGCTACCAACCCGGATGCAGCCGTGAAGCTGCGGCAGATCGAGTCTGACCGCGCTGTACGGCTGCAGGAACTGGCCACTGACATGGCGAAAGCCGACCTGCAGACGGCAGCCGCAGACCGGGCCAGCGCCCGCGACCGCGAAGCCAAGACGGGCGACACGCTGACACCGCGCACGCTGGCCCTGCTGGTGACGCTGGGCTTCTTCGGCGTGCTGGGGTACCTGCTGGCCGCCGGCAAACCGGCGCTGGGCGGTGATGCGCTGCTGGTGATGCTGGGCAGCCTGGGCGCAGCGTGGACGGCCATCGTCAGCTACTACTTCGGCAGCAGCGCAGGCAGCACGCTGAAGACCGAAATCATGGGCCGCAAGGGCGCGCCGTGAAGCGGCCGCCTCAGTTCGCCATCTACCGCGCTGCTGACGGCTGGCGCTGGCGCCTGGTGGCCGCCAACGGCGAAATCGTGGCGGTGGGTGAGGCCTACCGCACCCGGGCCGGCTGCCGGCGTGCTGTGGCCACCGTCAGGCGGCTGGCAGCGGCAGCGACTGTCATGGTGCCGGCGTAGGCCATCAGGCCACCAGGCAAACGGGCTGCAGATGGCCAGTACCGACATCGATGCCGTGCTGAAACAGCATGCGCCCTTGGTGCACAGCATGGCCCGCCAAATGGCCATGCGGCTTCCGGCGAATGTCGAAGCCGATGACCTGGTGCAGGCCGGCATGATCGGCATGCTGGACGCGCTGGCGCGCTTCGATGCAGCGCAGGGTGTGCAGTTCCGGACCTTTGCGTCGCACCGCATTCGCGGCGCCATGGTGGACGAAGTGCGCGCAGCAGACTGGGCCAGCCGAGAAGACCGTCAGCAGATGAACCGCATCCAGGCCACGGCGCACCAGCTGCGCCAGCGCCTGTGCAGAGAGCCCCGGCAGGCTGAAATTGCCGAGGCGCTGGGCATGACGGCCGCTGAATATGCGCAGGCTGAAGCGCAAGCACTGGCCGCACCAGTGCTGCTGCACGACCTGGCGCATGACCAGGGCGCAGATTTTCTTGACCGGCATGCCGCCTGCCAAGACAC